CCAAAAAGGTTTAATGTGCCACCAAAGTTAGCACCGTGATCAATGTATACTGTGCTAAACGATCTAATAGCCGGTGTGCACTTATGATTTATAGCAGATCCTGTTTGATCTCGCCAAATTTGTGTCCATCCATGTACATGAGATTTCTCATTAACAGGTATATTAGATATTGGGTTTGTAATCACAGAACTCATAATCAACTCCAGCTTCTTCAAATATAGATTTACTTAATGCCCAAGAATCCTGCCAAGATTCAGGTATATCCTGAGAGGGCATTATAATTTTTTTGATTCCTACCTGTACTATACCCTTAGCGCAGTCAGAACAACAAGGCAGACCAACAACAAAAATAGTGGATCCATCGAGAGATACTCCGTTATATGTGGCATTATAGATGACGTTCATCTCAGCGTGTACCACTAGTTTATATTTAGTAGGTCGGTCATTATACCGATCCTCTGAATCATTTACTCCACGAGGAAAGCCGTTGTAACCTTGAGATAAGATTTGACCTTTATCTCCGACTGCAACGGCACCTATCTTACTTGAAGGATCCTTAGACCAACTAGCGACTTGCGCAGCAAGTTCTAGGTATCTATGGTTCCATTTAGTATTAGTGTCGGCGTAGCTGCGCCAGCCGCTTGAGGATTTAGAAGGATTATTTGACAAGATCGAAATGCCTCTCATAAACGTGTAGATTCATTACCTGCCAAGTCATAAGGCCTTTATCAATAGGTTCATTGACGCCATAAACTTTAGACATTTGATTCCATTCTTTAACGAATTTATCCATAAGATATTGTGCCCATGCATAATCATTCTTGTATCCAAAGACTACATCGTTTGAACGCATCTGTGATACTAACATTAGAACATTGTCACGAATATAGAATGTCTGAGCATTAGTGCAAATGAAATCGGATTTACCATTCTCATTAAACTCATACCAAATCGATGGACGATTATAAATCATCTGAGCACGTCTGCTATCTGGATTATCCCATAGCTCGCCAAATGCATTTTCAAACTGATGAAAATACTTATCAGAGAATACTAAATGACCGTAGTTAGAATTGACATTGCCATATCTGTCAGCAGCATATTCCCAGGCTGCAGGCGGAGCTTTATCGGAACCATGAATATCATTGATGTTTGTTGAGCCTGACTCATACCATGCTAGTTCAGCATCGATATAAGATTGAACAGGTTCACCGAATATTGAAGGACTATCTGCAAGAAAGTTTGCACCGATCAATTCAATAGTCTTTTGTCCGGTCTTATCAATAGTAAAAGCTTCATCATTTAATTCATCGATGAAGAATTTACGAATATCATTTACACCATATACTCTCATTCGTGTTCTCCTCCTTGTCCGCGCAGGCCTGTTACAAAGAATTGTGGCTTTCTTTTAGCTGTTTCAAATGTCGCAACTGTAATTGCTATTGCTGCTAGTAATGCTATATGTGCCAGCATACTAATTATTCCTGCCCACATACTACCTACAATAAGACCGAAAGCAATACACCACATCCATGCTAATACTTGCATGATCATATGTCTTGTACTGAAGTCTGGAATACTTCTTAAAGGATTGCTTTCACTATCCATTACGCAGTTCCAGCAGTCATATACCCATTCTCTCACTATTCATCTCCTACTTTATAGCGATCATCCATGTGGAGATGGCCATCTGCAATATGTTGCATAAGAATCATAAGCTGAGTATTTGCGTGTGCAAGATGGCTTAGACCAGACTCAGGATCTAGATCTTCACCAGACCAGAATGCATTTAAGTGACGCTGAATAGACGAATATGTGCGAGACCACTCAGTGGAACCGCCATCATCACGCCAGTTATTAGGACCGTACTTGTTAGCACCAAAGCCAAGTACTTCTGCTACTTGATTGATCGCGTCAATAGGAACAAGAGCTAAAGGAGCTTTGTTAGTATCATATTTCATAATATTACCTTTGTTTGTTTGTTGATGCTATTATAACACATTATAAGTGGAATGTAAACCTATTATTTTCATTTAATTGACTTATTGCCATTTTTGCATCTACTAGACCTAATATCTCATAGTAAACTCTCATGCCTTCTTCAAGTAATTTATAGGCTGGCAGCCAGCGCCAAATCACAAGTTCATCGGTTACACCTTCATCAACTACACGTTTTATGTCTTTTGATATATGTACACCTTTTTTGCTGTACATCTTATAGTCTAATGATTTAGAAAGACCGGCATGGTATGTGTCATAGTGCCAGGTTTCGTTTAATTCTTGCATGTTATCAGTTGCTGCCTGATGATGTTCAGGGAATTCTGCATCCGCTCCGAACTCTTTCATTGCATATAAAGGTGCCATGTTGTCACGATGTTCAATGAACTTGCTGCCTACTACTGCTTCGTATATTCCAATCATAATTGATTCTCCATAATATATGATATCGCACGTTCAGCTTCTGTGTCAAACGCGCGGCTTTTATACCATCCTCCGGTATCTCTGTCAAGTTCCTTACATAGGTGCACAATCTCTGGTGCACTAATAGGGTACTTTTTCTTTACTGCATTACCAGCGACTGATACCATAAAGGCGTACATTTTAGCGTACCATCCAGTCTGTGATATTGCATTGTATTCACCGATCATTCGGCGGCTTACAAATGGACAGTCAGTATAAGACGACCATGAGTAATTCGTGTTAGTAAGACTATTAGCCCGATATTGCATGATAGCATTACGCATACTATCTGGCATTCCATCGAATATAGTCTTGGATCTTTGTGGCATTGGATGCTTGTTTATAAGTGTGTCAGGATTAATATAATCACCAACATTAGTGAAAATGAAGTTGTTAGCATTAGCGTACGTAGCAGGGATGTAATACATTCGCGATAAGTCTTTAGTCTGCTTATCTCCGATTGAGCCGAGATCTGAATTGAGGGCCCACCAGAACTGTTTAATTCTAGGTTCAGCAACCGTTGACGTAAGTGGGAAGACAAGTCTAAACTTCGGGAAATCTCTCGTACTGCTAGCAGTGCTATAACAAACATAGTACCAGCTACCAAACCTATCAAATAATTCACTCTTTAAATCTCCTTTGAAATCGTGGTCATCCACGTCTACGGCAGCCCAGCTTCCCCAACCTGTCACATTCTTATTAGCACGAGTAGTACCTTTTATGTAAGAAGCAGGAGATATTAGCTGAGCAGCTTTCTTATCTTGCAATTCTACTGTAGATAGATCATACAACAAAGACTCGAACTGTTGCCAATTCGAGAACTCCATAGACTTTTCAGTCTTATTGTCGTATATGCTTTTAAACAGCGTTAGCGAAGTCACCATGGTTTCCCTTGTGTGTTGGCGATGTCCAGCCTTCAGGTTTCATTAGATCAGGAAGGCCGAATGGATTAGGCCGCTCAGTTTTAACACCTGGCTCTTTTTCCATATTAGCTTCATACACATTGTCCCATGCATAGTTAGCATCAACACCGAATACATCAAGTGTACCAATAGCAAATACACACAGATCAATAAGACCATCAACGATTTCTTCAGGATCACCGGCTTTCATTGCGTCGAATGTTTCAGTCATTTCTTCTTGACACATATCTAAACGAAACTTAAGGTATTTCTGCATTAGATCCTTATCGCCTTTATTTTCTTCAAACCACTTTCCTACACCAAATTTATGATGCATCATGTGGATATCATTAGCCCAATCAGACATTTAAGTCACTCCATTTCTTTAGTTTTTCACGTTTTGCGTCAGCACAAGCTTGAACATTTCCCATGTCAACCATGCCATTTTCTTCGAGTAGTTGTATCATACAAGTGAGATCACCTACTTCGGATTCTAGCAATTCATTACCCTTTCCAAATCGCATGATTTTAGAAGCTTCAATAGCAGCTTCAGCACACTCTTCCATAAAGATAACTAGAAGTTCTTCTTTTTTATTCATTGTTTTATTCCTTGTAATAGTACTATTATACCACATCTTCGTCGCGTTGTACATACTTATTTTTAAGTATATCATCAATTACGGGATCTAGATTAACTACTGTAATTACAGCATTATCCGCATACGGATTTCTATATAAAGCAAAGTAATGAGATCCATACTCAGGATGAGCATCTTCTCTATGGAATACATCTACATAGTAATTCGCATATTTATTTAGCCTAGTAGTTTTAACATATGTTACTTTAGTTCCTTCCCTCTTGCTATATTCTCTTTCAGTCTTTGCTGTGTCAAATAGCGGAAGATGATGGAGGATCATCCGAAGAAGTCCTCTAATGATATCCTAGGCTCAGCAGACCATCCGATTGCATCTAGGATTGGAATAATCGGATCTAAGAAAGTCTTTTCGAATTGTTTGTTATAGTCAATGTACTTATCCAGCTGCAGCTCGGGAGCAAGATATGTGGGGAATGATATCACATTCTCACGTATGCTGTTTGGCATTTTAAGATAACAGAACTTGATCTTCTCACCGTTTTGAATTAGCTCATGCTTCTTCTGCAGACCTAGCTCTTTGATGTGATGATTATATAGCAATGCACCACGTACGTGTATGGGAGTGCCTTTCGCATAGATGCCCTCACGCTTGCGTGCCCACTTGGTGATATCATTTACACCACGAGGGAAAGATACCTGCTCAGGCGATAGTGTACTAAAGTACTTCTTAAACGTTGCGATTGCTTTTTGAACCTGATGTTCTTCACCGGTGACAATAACCTTAAACAAGGCTTTTAGTGCATCACGACAGGCGGAAGGTGTAGAAGATTTAATAGCTTCGATACCCATGATCTTGAGCTTTGGTTCTGCGTATTGCACACCTTCATTGTTGTGAACATTCAAGATGTAACGCTTCTTAGCTGTCCATATGCCACGGTCTGCAATTGCTTCTCGAGCCATAACCATACGAGGAGTATAACAATCGAACATTTTATACAAACGTGCGTAAGACTTTTCGAGCATCGGTAAGAACTGATCTTCGCATATCATATCGATAGTTGCAACCTCAGTGCCTGGTTTAACATACTTCTTAACCATATCACCGAAGTTGACATAGACTGAATCAGTATCAATGGCTATAACATAATCAACATCAGTGGTCTCGCAGTTCTTATTCATGAATGAATTGACTGCTTTCTCAGCCCAGCGGATAACAGTTTGGCCGGTAAGAGTAATACCTTCGGCAACACGCAGATCAAAGTAACGAAAGTATTTGTTACCGAGTGCGCCATATAGAGAGTTGAGCAGGATCTTAATAGCCATCTGCTGGTTCTCATAGCGAGATATGTCACGCTCAATGCGTATGATCTCGGCCTTGTTACTCTTGTCGGTATTCTCTTTCTCTTGTTGCGAAGCTAACATAAGCTTCTTAACGACACTACGCTCATTGTAGTAATCAACAATGATCTTAGGAAGAACACCTTGCTTTTCCTTTTTGAAGTAGACGCCATTGGCTGCAAGCGCAAACTCTTTATGAGGATTACAATGCTGTTCTGCTAAAGCAATGTCAGGATTCATAGTGCAACGTTCGCCTTCGACAACAGTCTCGGGTGACATATTCCATTGAACAATGATGTTAGGATACAGTGAGTTAAGATCGAACGATGTAACCCATTCGTGCATGCCAACCTGAGGTGGTTTAACATAGCCGCCAGGGTAATCAGCTTTGAACTTCTCGCCATTAGGCGGAACGATAATACCACGATTAGCTAAATCACGATATAGAATTGCATCCCATATCGCAGTAGTGCCAAGAGTATCTGAGTAGTTAACGCCACCACGATATGCCATAGTCAAAGCCAGAGTAATCAGACCCATCTTATCTTCAAGGCGATCAATCAACTCAACGTCTTTGATGTTATAGTCAATGAACTTTTGAGGATCATTCTTGTATAACGAATGTAGGTCAGTATACTCATCGTATGAAAGCTTACGCTCATCTAGAACTACGTGTGCGATATGATCTAGTTTGTATGATTCTTGTGGACCATACGAATAACCGAACTTCTTAAACAATTCAAGGTAGTCTAACTGTGCGATACCAGTGATCTCATAAGCCTGTTGCTCACGACCCATGGTAGTAATACGACGCTCATTGATTAAGCCCCATGGTGACATACGCTTAGCAACATCTTCACCGAAGAGTTTTGCAATACGATTGACAAGGTATGGGATATCAAAGAATCTAGTATTCCATCCGGTAACAACATCAGGACAATGGACTGGAGAAGACCAGTGGCCAATGAACTTGACTAGCAATTCATTCTCGTCTTTGCAATGTTCATAGACAACATTGAGATGTTTTAGGATGGTGTCTTGTTTGGACCATTCGATGCAACTCCACACATAGTAGATGCCATCGATATTGTTTTTCATACAAATGGCAGTGACTTCCTTCTCAGCGAGCTGAGGTTCTGGGAAGCCATCGTCAGATGCAGTTTCAATATCGATACTTGACACATTGATTGCGTCACGATCGAATTCGATATTTTCTGGGAACTTTTCTTGTATGAACTGGACAACGTAGTTCTTGTTGCCATACATGTCTTTGGCACCGATGCCGCCGTATTGCTGTTCACGCTCTTTAACTTGACTCATCTTGTCAAAGAGAATAGGGGATACACGCTCTCCGTCTAAGGCGGTAGCAGTGCCATTAATGTCTTTTTGATACAGGGTTGGTCCGAAGCGTACACGGTCTTCGAAGCGGTGGCCATTCTTGTAGCCACGATATAGGATTGAGTTGCCATATCTTGCAACATTAGTATAGAATTCCAAAGGGTATCTCCGATTTGTTAGGTATATTATAACACGCTTTCGCGGGAATGTACACTATTAAATCGGACTAACATAATAAATATTCATAATCTCTCCATAATAAAGGTAATGTGCCACTTTTCTGTTGCTAAGCAAGTGGCCAGCTCCCTGTGATTACGCGGCTAGCGCGAATCCAGAAGGTGCAAAGTTATTGTTTGCAGTTAGTGTTTTGACCAATAACGCAGTCATCCGGTAAACTCCACTTACATTCCCACATCTGTCGATCCTTGTTCAGCCCCATCAAAACTACTTACCGGCAAGGTATTTTGGTACCTTTGCCTCGAGTTCCTTCTTAGTTATCCAATCATAAAAGAATTTCTTAATTCGTTTAATCATCTTAGTCTCCCTAAGTAGTTATGGTGGAGCTGTCGGGTACTGCCCCCGAGTCCAGTCTGTGCTCACGCTGCTTCAACGTTTACGATCTATTTATACATTATACCACAGAATGGCGACAATGTACACACTTATTTTAGGTATTTTCCATGACAAGTTTCATCATATCAATTCGGTCTTGGGCTGCAGCCATCTTGTCTAGTTCTAATTGAATAGCTTCGACAACATCGCTATGTTCACCAATCCCTACAGGATTACGCATGTATACAAGTATGTTCGTTTTGGCTAGTTCTTGAACACCTTCAGCATGTTTTAATACTGCTTTGTTAATTTGCTCTTTCACGTGCTATTCCACTTCATTAATTTGCTCTTGAGTCACAAGACCTTCAGCTATTATGCGAACTCTATTTTCTAGATGTGCGGCGAGAGTTTCTTCTTTACTCCCACCAGTATAAGGAACACAATGTCCCTCTTCGGTTAAGATCTCAGTGATAAGCCTACCGTCATTAGCAACAAAGTCACCTAGTACACGGCCGAACTTGCCTTTCATATCTTCGCCATTCTTATTAATCTGTGTTCTTAGAACGCTTGTTTCTCCAAGCAGTTCTTCTAATCTTGCCTTAGCTGCTTTCCCAAATAGCTTTTCTACAGGATCACTTGTTCGTGATTCTGGGGTATCAATACCCATAACTCGAACTCGTTCATCGGCCATGACTATTCCAAAGCCTAAATCAATATCTACGTCAACAGTATCACCATCGACTACTCGCATTATTTTGCATTTATATTCATACATTGTTTGGTCCCCTAGTGTTTACATTGCTATTTATACAAGGGGACCAAAGTTTTAGAAGCGGAAGCGAACACCTACAGTAGCATCCTTGTATTTCCAAGAATCGTCTGTGGTTAGAGTAACGTAACCAGTTGTCCACTGACTTACTACGTATGCAGTACCCAGCTCAGCGCCAGTGAAATCCATACCAGTTGCGGAGGCGTATGTGCCTTTTACAATTGGAGTCATTGTCAGACCAGGAAGTACATTGACTTCTACGCCAGCATTATATGCCCACGCCTCTGTAGTGATATTATATTCGGTTTTGCCAATAACAGCAGGCCGCTGCCAGCCTTCAGCTACTGCGGCACTTGCGAATGTTCCAGCCAGAGCGGCCGCGATGATTACATTTTTCATATGGTATTCCTTACCTTTTTAGAGTTAAAAATAGGAACTGACCATGGTCCCTGACGTGCGTATTAAGCCGCAAGCCTTAGATTCAAGATTCAAACCCAGCCTTTTAGATTAGGGTTTGAACGCATTATTAATCTTTGTCTACGTTCAAGATCTACCAGATCTTTAGAAGCAGCCAAATAGTCATACTCTTGTTTACGACGAACTGCGTCATAATCAACAGTAAATAAGTTTAACAGATATGTAATGGCTTTTAACATTACATAGCCGCCATTCTTTTTTCATGTTCTTTAATAGCACTAGCGTTAAGCGAGCACAGCAAAGAACCTTCTGTTTCCATAGGATATTCTTTAAGAAGGTAAGGTACTATTTTCTCGTTTGCCGAACATTGGCGTGACAAGATCAGAGCGGATCCTACAGATTTAAATGTATTCTTTAGAAATTTAAAGATAGGTTTTAGCGTAAAGCTATAGCCTTTCGCGAAGTAGTTGTGGGTTAGTTGAATTGTTGTCATTGTTGGATTCCTCGTTTTTTCCAATGTTAATTGTACGAGGACGCTGATCTTCAGGGATGATAACTTTCAAATTGATTGCTAAGATACCATCGACGATGTCTGCTCCGTGCACCTGCACGTGTTCAGACAGCCTAAAGGTGCGTTTGAACTTCTTCGTAGAAATACCACGATGAACGTATTCGCGACCCTGCTTCACATGCTCACCAGTTATAGTGAGAGTCCTTTCATGCATTTCGATATTAATACCTTCTTTACTGAAACCTGCTACCGCTAATTCGATTAGAAAGTCGTCTGGTCCAGTTTTGAGGATATTGTGGGGAGGATAATGATCGTGGGCATGTTTAGTGACATGGTCCAATTCCTTTAAGAGGTGATCAAATCCAACGAAAGCTGATGTTGGAAATAGCGAAGTTGTATATTTGCCTGTCATAGTGTTCTCCTTTGTGAAAAGCAAGATAATATTAGGAACCAGATTATTCTGCGTTCCGTACTTATTTATACAAAATGTATTACTAGATTATGATTTTCGATCCGCCAGTTATAACTTTTGAGAACATTTTTTGATACTGTGCTTTAAGACTATCAACAGGATCTACCATAAACATAATAAAGCTCATGGGAATATCCATACCGTCTTTAGCATCTGAGTACGCCATGAACGGTGCAAGTCCAAGAGAATTAGCTTCTGTTGGAATAAGTATAGCAACATCCGTTAACCTGAGACGTTCTGCAAATGTCGATACAGTACACAGCAGTTCTTCACCTGTCGAGATGCGAACGATTTTAATTTCACTCATATTTTTATCCTGTAATAATGTTGTAAATTTCTTTCCAGTTCTGAACACGTGTAGCCTGACCTTTATAGTCAGCATTAAATCCGTGGGAAACCAGTAAACTATTCAAACCGAGTGAGACACCTAAGTCTGCGTTCTGCGGTTTATCTTCTACCCAGTAGCATTCGCTACCACGATATTGTTCTAGTGCTTCATCTTTATCAGCACCAGTGTCTAAACATACTAGTTGTTCAAAGACTGTAGGACCAAACAATTCATCAAGGTTTTGACCTCGTAGTTTGGCTGCAGATGGATCTAAGCTTAGGCTTGTAATACAACGGAAAACATATCCATGTTCTTCGTGTAGCTTACGAACATATTTAACAGCATCACGCAAAGGAGACATAAACCTCATTTGTGCGCTTTCATTAAAATGTTTAACAAGCTTTTTACAGTCACTACGGTCAATGCCGAACATGACTTCCATGTCATATGATATAAGACCGTCAACCGGCTTATGTCCTGACCTGATCATCCATTGCGTGAAGCCGTGGACCCAGTCCACTATAACTCCATCACAATCTGTTAGTATTACTTTTTCTTTCATTATATATTCCTTATTTCAATTTGTATTTAGTGCGAACGTGTAGGCATTGGATGTTATGTCCACCCG